AGCAAGCCCGTCAGCTTGGCGATAGTGGCATCTTGGCCCTCCGCTCCACGCCAGAGGGTCGCAAGATCAACAACCAGCTTGGTCCAATGATCATTGCTGATAACGCGAAGCATCTTGCTAACGCTGGCTTTGAACCCAATGCAAGCAACGTATACCTTGCCCACTTCCTTGGCCCAGCAGGTGCTGTGAAAGCGCTTTCTGTGAGCCCAGAAACGCCTGTATCGCAGGCGGTAAGCAGTGCGGCTATTTATGCAAACCCATCTGTTTTTAACAAAGTGCGGACGGTTGGCGATCTCATCAACTGGTCTGGCAATACCCTGTTGCGCCGCGCCAAAGAGGTCGGTCGCGGACACTTTGAGGCCGGTGGCGTTGCTGGTCGCCATGGGTATGCCCTTGATGGCGGCGTTGATGACGTACAGAACCCTTATGACACATCCGACGATGAGACGGATTACGTCAAGCCCGGCCTTAATGCCCTTGATGTTGCTGGTCGCGACCCATCGACCAGCATCCCAACAGATATTCCCGTGGGAACTAAGCCAGCCATCAAGGCTGGTCTTGTCCCAGAAGTCACTGCCGCTCCGGAGGCGGCTCCGACAAAGACGGACACAACGCCTGCCACCGGGGTTGTCCCGCCGCCCGTTGAGGACATCGTAGTAACCGCCAAACCTGATCCCCGTGGAAAGCCGCAGTCCGCGCCTCGTGAAAACATCTATGGTCGCGGGAAGCAGGACCCACTTAGCTATGAAGGCGGAAAAATTCCCAACTACAGCTATGACTACATGACGGAACCCTTCTTCAAGGGTATCAAGCGCGGGTCCGCAGGGTCGATCATCCCGCTTTTGACGGGCATCGCCGCCATGGGCACCGCACCAACACGCAGCCTTGGCGTTGCCCTTGCAACGGGCCTTGGCGCTGGCGCGCAAAGCTATGCCGGTCTGGCCAATGAGCGCAACAAGCAGCTTGTGCAGAGGCAGATCGGCACGGCTCGTTACGCTGACTCTGTGCAAAAGCTTTTTGAAAAGGAAGCCGTCCCTCTGGGTGGCGGTAAATATTATTATCGCGGCAGGGAGATCAACCAAGCCGAATACGACCAGATGCTCAATGACGCGATTACCAACAAAAGCGGGGTTTTGCTTCCGTCAATTCCTGAAACCGCAAAGCCTTATCAGGCTCCAAAGGCCCCTGAGCAAGCGAAGCCCGTCGAAATCACTGACAAGCCTGATATGACATCTACGGTTGGTATTTTTGCAAACGCATACAGGGACCCTGTCGTTGTTAATGCGCGAGAGCGCGTGGCCGCAGCTAGGCAGGCCGTCAGTTCAGAGCGCCTGAAGCTTGGGGATGCTCAATTGCTGACCAACCCAGCCGCCGTTCAGGCTGTTCGCGACAGGATAACAACCGCAGAAAACCAAGAAAACAGTGCGACTGCTGAGATGAACAAGCGTCTGGGAGATTTGACCGGAACGCAGTTGGCCACCTTGGGCGCTGGTCAGCAAGAGACATTCCTGAACACCGTGCAAAAGGCTGCTAAACTTCAAGAGGAATTTAGCGCCATGCGTCCGCTCTTGCAGCAGGTCGATGCAATGAGAAGGATCGGCTTTAAGGGCGGTCCGGGTCAAAGCGGCTGGGCCACAATTGCCAACTTCATCTCACGCTTTGGCAATTTGTCTGAGGAGCAGTCAAAGCTTCTTGGCAGTGCTGCTGATGACGTGTCCCGTCAGAAAATTCTGGCCAGCACCTTCGGCGGGGCGGTGTTTGACCCTGCCAATCCGGGCAAGGCTGCGGAATGGCTTGTTAATAATGTTATCCTGCCAAGGGCAGCGGACATTAAGCGCGAGATGGCAGTCATCAATAAACGGGCTACCCCGACCGCGATGCCCGCGCCAACCACTGGGATCGTTACACCCGTCACCCGTGCGCCAAATCCGACCCCAGACCAAGCCACTGGCGGTCGCACCATAAAGGGTGCGGACAACATCTGGCGGGCTGGAAGTCTGCAAGACATCATGAAAGACAGCAGGATCAAAAAGGGCGATACGTACCAAATTGTTTCACCTGATGGCCGCGTCACGGGCGAAGGGAAAAAGTAAAATGGCTGATGAGCTCTCTTTTAACGATTGGTTTAAGCAAACCAATGCGGGAAAATTGTATGATTGGGCCGTCCATGGCGAGGACACCCCTGCCGTTAATTATATCGACCCAAATACTGGAAAGGCCATAAAAAACGCTCAACCCAACCCCCAAACGGGGCGCGTAATGACAAGGTCAAAGCCCGTTTCTTGGACGGAAGCTGGCCACAATTTGGTGGACAATTGGAGCATCATTAAAGGCGCTGAGGCGCTTCGCGGAATGGTGCGCGGGGTTGGCAGCATTCCTGAAATCATCAACCTTGTATCATCTGTCAATCGCGCCGTTGAAGGCAGTGGCATGTCGCCAAGGCAGTATTACGATGCGTTTCTTAGGAATCGGGGAGCCATGGGTACGGTAACATCAACCCAAGGCATCCCCACTCTCAGACAAGAGCAAGTGATGTCTGATGCTCAAATCCGGCAAATTATGGATAAGGATCGACGCACCGCAAATGGTCTTGCAAACACGTTTTCGTACCAGACCCCAAAAGGCGATTGGAAGTTTGACCAAAGCCGCATGTTTCGCTCCTTCACTCAAGACCCAGCGGGTATTGTTGCGACAGTTTTGACAGCGGGTGACGCCGCTGCGACAAAAGCCACCGGAACACTTGGAAGGTTGGCGGAGACAGCGGCAGCGGGCTCTAGGGCCGCCAAGTTTGCCAAGGTCGCACAGCCAGTCGCCAACGCCACAAGGCTGGTCCTCAAGGGTGGTAAATGGGTGGCGAACCCAGTTGTACCACTGGCTGCAAAGGCCGCTACCAGCGGACCTGTGCGCGATGCTGTTACTATCGCCAAAAATGCTGTGACTGGCCGCTATTCAATATATCGCCCTGACTTTACGCGGGAATGGACGCCATTCAAAGCTCAGGTTGAAGATCGGCTGCGCGCCAGTGGCGTTGCTGACAATGTTATTTCCTCCCCTGAGGTGCAGCAGCGCGTCTTTGACATGTTCAACCAACAGACCAGAGGCAAGTTTGCGGACCCGTTTACTGACAGGGCGAAGAAAGATTTTGCGGACAACGGCATGGACCCTGCTGACTATGCGGCCCCGCACATTGGGATGGCTGTTGAAGACACCATAAATGCCAAGCGCGGTGTCACCCCGGCTGTTATGCGGGAGGCAAAGTTGCGGGCCGCAGGCGCGGCATCCGTCACGCGCAGCGCCGCCACGGGCGAGTCACCCGGCTTTCTCTTTGGGAAGCAGGAGGGGCCCGCCCGCGCCGCCACAGAGGCGCAGATGTCAGATGCTCTGTCTGGGCGCTTTGCACCCCCTTCCGGCACGCCAGCGCCAACGCACCGCAACATCGCTGATGACTTCATCGACACGCAAGTTGAACGCCGCAACGCTTTTGGCCAGTCGTATGAAGAAGCCGCCAAGAACGACGGCATCTTCAGGGATCCTAATGCATTTCTATCCGAATTAGATCGCCAGACTGAGGCCTTTCTCCGCCAAAGGGGCATTGACCCAAGCGAACTGGCAACTAATCCTGAGGCATTCAAAAATGCCAATGCAGCCATTGGCTCCTCCCGCACGAATATAGGAAATCACGGGGCCAGCGTCCCAAGGATTGAGCAGGCTATTGGTGGTAATAGGTACTCATATGACCGCCAATTTGGTGTGTGGCTTGACGATGCCGGAAACCCGGCACCTGCCGCTTTTCAAAGGGCTCTAAACTCCGATCCGGCGACGGCAGCGCAAATTTCTGCAACGCCCCCTGCGCCCGTCAACCGCCTGAATCTTCAAAACATTGAAGTTGAGCGCCGCAGCCTAAACTCTGCCGCGCAAAAAGCCTATGAAGACGGCGTCAGAAGCGGAGATTTCCGCAATTACAATGCGATCACGGCCCGTATTGACGCCTTGGATGATACCGCCATCAAGATGGGGCATGACTTTACCGGCGATGTCAACAAGGCCATGCCAGCCCTTCAGCAAGCACGGGCGCAGTATCGCGACTGGCGTCAAAACGGGATTGAGTCTCAGAACCCGGTTGTCAAAACGGCTGCTGAGCAGGTCATGGCGCGCACGACGCTCAACCCAGCCACAGGCAGATATACGTTTGCCGACTCTCCGGGCAGCCGTGGCGTAGTAACCAGCACGTTTGAGGGCAATCTTGTCGGCTCCGGCAAGAACGTCGCTCCGCCGGGAACCATAGGAAGTGGCGCTACCGCCACCAACCCCGCTGAGACCTACACAGCCCTTTCCAAGACCCTCTCGCCCACAGGTCGGAAAGCTCTGGATGACGTAATCAGGGTTGAGGGCTATGGCCGTCCCGGCGCGACTGTCGATGACCTTAGCCAGCTTCACTCAGCCTATGCGGATCAGGGTGTCAATCTTCTAACGCCAGAGCAAGAGCGCTTCCTGAAGATTAACCTTGGCGCGCGGCCAGAGACCTCTCCCGGAAATATCCCGCAGCGCGATCCATTTACGTTCAACCCGTTTGCAGCACCTGAAGGCGCTAAGCCGGAGTTGATCAGCAGGGCAACGCAACTTGTCTCCCCGCTTGTCAAGGGTGGTCTTGGATATATGGCAGGAACCGCTATTGGCGGACCCGGCTTGGGATATGCACTAAGTGGCGCTGCCAGCCTTGAGCGCCCAATCATGCAAAATCTGAAGAATTTGCGCTCCGTCCGCGCTGAGCAGTATGGAGCGCCAAATTATCGGGTTGATATTCCCAATCCAGAAATGCCATTGTCCGTTGGCGCGGCATACGGAAGCCAAGTCGCGCAGAGCAGGGGGCAGGATTTCCAAAATCAGCAAGCCAAAAAGGCCGCTGAGGACCTTGCAAAATTCAATCTTCCACCATCCGGCACTGGCAGCCAGCCAACTGATGTTACCGCACAAAGCATTTCTGATGCGACTCGCGCCATCTATGGAAACATTCAGAAAAGCGAAATTTACGACTCAGCGCCAGCGCCCACGCAAGAGCAAATGGAAGAGCAAATCTACGCCCAGCCCCAAGCCCGTGGCGGTCGCGCTGCGTACAAGGCAGGTGGCAAGGTCGGTGGAATTGAGCATCTGGTGCAAGCCTTGATGAGCAAGGCCAAAATGGCTAAAAGGGTTTCGAACAAGGCGACGGAGCCGCTGCTAAATGAACGCGATGATGCTATAGCCAATGCTTTAGCCGTCGCGCAAAAGGCCATCTGAGGAAGATCCCATGACCAGCACGTTCACCACCAACAAGCGCATCGAAAAGCCAGCCTCTGGTGATTACGCGAACACATGGGCGGCACCAGTTAATGGCGACTGGGATGTGATTGACACCGCGTTTGGTGGAACGACATCTTTGAATGCGGTCGGGGCGTCTGGCACAGTAGTACTGACAACGGCGCAATACCGGCCTCCGCTTATCGTCATCAGCGGGTCGATTACCGGCAACATCAATTACCAGCTTCCGGCAGGCATCGGCGGCTACTGGTTTGTCTACAACGCCACAACGACAGGCGCTGGTGGCCCATATGCCATCGTCCTGTCTTCGGCTGGCGGCGGAAGCACCGTCACCCTCGCTCAGGGTTATACGACGGCAGTCATTTGTGACGGAACCAACGTCGGTCGCGCTGATAGCAATCCGGCAGCGGCAGGCGGCAGCACAACGCAAGTCCAGTACAACAACGCGGGCCTGTTGGCAGGCTCTGCAAGCCTAACATGGGGCACTTACTCAGCGACGTTTACAGGGACGATTGCAGCGTCATCAAGCACCTTGGTCACCACAGGCGTAACTGGCACAATCCGGATTGGTATGACGCTTGGCACTATTACTGGCGGCACCTTTACCTCACCAACAACGGTCACGATCCTCTCTCAAATTTCCGGCACAATAGGCGGCGCTGGCTCATACACAATCAGCCAGACCAATACAGGCGGCGCAGGCGCAACTGTGGGGTCCGCGTCTTACTCAGCCCTTGCGGCGCCCAACGTCATTGGCAACCTCACAGGAAATGCCGCGACAGCTACATTGGCCACAACCGCTACAACAGCTACCTATGCAAGCACAGTGACCGGCACGGCGCTGGCCATTGGGTATCTTCAGCTTCCGCAGAATTCTCAAAGCACGGCATATGTTGCAGCGGCTGGCGATGTTGGCAAGCACATCTACACCACCAGCAACGTAACGCTCAACCCAAGCGTTTTTTCTGCCGGTGATGCTTTTGTCATCGTCAACAGTAACACTGCCACCACTTCGATTACGGTCATCGCGGGGACGGGCGTCGTGCTTCGCATCGCTGGCACGACGACATCCGGCACACCGCGCACCCTTGCGCCAAACGGCGTGATCTCCGCCTTGTGCGTTGTTGGCGGTGCTACGCCCACCTTCCTGCTCTCAGGTTCAGGTCTCAGCTAATGACCGGCATGATGTGCGCCATAACGGGATCATCCGCCAATGCGGTTGTCAACTTTGTTGATCAAACGATCTATGCATTTGCTCTTTCAGGGACGGCGGTTGCAGCCTATCAGGTGAACTCAAACGGCTCTGACTATCAAACCGTAAATGCTTCAACAACCGTGCTTACGCAGTGGGTTACTCCGGCCTATGTCGGGGGTAATTACGAGGTTTATGCAACCCTTACATCCGGAACCCTTTCCTCAGGGACGGTTCTCACTTGGTTGCCAACCTCTGGAAACCCTACATGGCAGCGCGTTGCCGCAGGCGCATCGCCAAACTATCAATTTGCAAATCTGACAATGCAAGTTCGCGCTGTTGGGACGACTACCGTGCTTGACACATGGAACATCTCTCTAACGGCTGAGAAATAATCATGGCATCCGTGCACAAAATAATTCCTGAACCTTGGATTTTTGAGGACAAGAAAATGGCTGAAATCGACAAAACAGAGGCCCGTTTGAACACCCACGAAGAGGTCTGTGCTTTGCGCTATGAAGGCATTTGTGCTCGCCTCAAAAGGCTTGAGAACATTGGCATAGCAGTAGCCGGTGCAATCATTCTAATGCTCATCAGCATCATCTTAAAAATTAACTAAAGGAACGAAAAATGGCGACAACGTACACTTGGTCTATCTTGCAGATGGACGCATATCCTGAGGCGTATGGCGAAACAGATGTGGTCTTTAACGTCCACTGGACCCTAACAGGCGAAGAGGCTGGCTTCACCTCATCTATATACGGCTCTCAGGGCCTCAACATCGCCCCTGACGCGACCTTCACGCCCTATGCCGACCTCACTGAGGATCAGGTCATTGAATGGCTTCTGGACGCTATGGGCGCTGAACAGGTTGCCTCCTGTGAAGAAACCGTGTCACAGCAGATTAACAATCAAATTGTACCTCCCGTTGTGACGCCACCGCTGCCTTGGAGCGTATGATGGAAGACAAGCTTTTAGACGCACGGATTAGGGCGCTTTGGCTTGCTGCCCGCACAATGGCCTTCGTGATCGTTGCGATTACCTGCGCCATGATTGTCGGCCTGTTCGTGTCAAACGACATCGTTGACAACAAGGACGTGTTTGGCCTCCTCAGCTACGTCATGACCTCCGTGGTTGGCGCTGTAGCTGGCTCCTACGCCACGCTGATGGGCATGAAGGGTGAGTTGCAGGTGATCGAAGATAACGACGACCCTGAGCCCGCCACACCTGAGCCTGAAGCGCCTGTAGCGGACGGCGAGGATATGGCACCTTGGGAGCTGTATCGTAACGACTTGCGCTATGACGCTAATGGCGACGGCGCTGTTACGAAAGAGGACTTCCCCGACTGGCGCAATCCGGAGGCGTAAATGACTGGCAATCTCTCAACCATCGAACTGATCGGGCAGCTTTGGCCGCTCGTTCTTGGCTTCATCTCTTTAGTCATCGTCTTAGCTAAGATGGATGTGCGCCTTGCCGTGGTTGAGGAAAAGATCAAGACGCTCTTTGAATTGTGGAATAAAGGCAAAGACAAATGAGCATGATTGAACTTCAGAAAAAGATCGGAGTATCAGCAGATGGTGCGTTTGGTCCGGGAACATTTAAGAAAGCTGCGTCTTACTATAAGCTGTCTCCCAATCGCGCTGCACATTTTTTTGCTCAAACGGCACATGAAAGCGGTGGCTTCAAGTCGTTCAGCGAGAACCTTAATTACAGCGCCAAAGGGCTTCGCGACATCTTTGGTAAATATTTCCCGACTGACCTCATGGCTCGTCTTCACGAGCGCCAACCACAGAAAATCGCTAACCGCGTCTACGCTAACCGCATGGGAAATGGACCTGAAAGCAGCGGAGACGGATGGAAGTATCGCGGACGTGGAGCACTCCAACTAACCGGCAAGGATAACTATGAAGCCTTTGCAAACTATATCGGTCGTCCCGACGTCATGTCCAACCCTGATCTGGTTTCTGGCGAACTCTGCTTTGAGAGCGCGCTCTGGTTCTTCGACCGTAACAAGCTCTGGCCAATCTGCGACCAAGGTATCAACGACGCCGCCATCCTCGCGCTGACGAAGCGCATCAACGGTGGTACGCACGGCCTTGATGACCGTAGTGCCAAGACGAAGAAATACGCAACGTGGGCCTGATCCCAAATCCTTTGGTGGTATATGTGGCGGCAGGCACTCTTATCGTTGGCGCAGCCGCCGGTTACAAAGTCCGCGATTGGCAATGTGACGCAGCATATGCAAAGGCTCTGGAGAAGGCTGAAAAGCAACGCGCAAAAATGCAAAAGGCAGTAGATGATGTTTCGCAAACATATGAGACCCAGCGGGATCAAGCCAATGTCGTGGCAACCGAACGCACCAACACCATTCGTGAAATATACAAAACCGCTCCTGCCCCTGCTGCCGATTGCTCTGCTCCTGACGATGTGCGTAGGCTGCTCGAAAGCAGTGTCAGTGACGCCAATGCCGCTGCCGCCGGTAAATCTGGCGTTCCCGTGTCAGATGCTACAAACACCACCAAACCCTCTGATCGACCCTGAAAGGGCGCTCTGGGAGGCAGACACCATAGCAAAATACTCAGATTGCACCGTCAAACACAGCTTGACAGTTGAAGCATGGAAAAGGGCCGTAGAGGCCCATTAACATAAGGATATTTTATGGTTGCGCCGATCTGTACAGACGATGAATTTATTCGCGCATGGGAACTTGGTGGCGGAAGCCCCGCTAAGGTTGCTAAAATCCTCGCCATAGCTGATCGGCTTGTTTACGCTAAGCGTAGCGCCTTAGCCCAGCGCGGGATCATCCTAAAGAGCGTGCCAACGCATGGCACCACCAAGTGGTCTGCTGATGACGCAGGCCGCGCCTATAAACGCCAGATCGACCTCAGCATTGACACAGGCTGCGCCATCGCTTTCTCCGACGCGCACTTCTGGCCTAATCAGCCGCGTACCGTTGCCAACGAGGCTCTTCTGATCGTGGCCAAGGAGCTAAAGCCCCGCACCGTATTTGCCAATGGCGACATCTTTGACGGTGCACGGGTCAACCGTCACGCCCCGTTGGGCTGGGCTGAATTGCCTTCCGTCAAGGAAGAGCTTGAGACGTGTCAGGACCGGATGTCGGAAATTGAAGCAGTGTTGCCAAAAGGCTGCACTAAGATCTGGAACGTCGGCAACCATGACGCCCGCTTCGACCGCGCATTGGTAACAAACGCCGCTGAGTATGAAGGTGTGATCAGCCGTCTGGATGACAAGTTTGATCGCTGGGATTTTACGTGGTCCACGATGGTCAACGAGAATTTGATGGTCAAGCACCGCTACCACAACGGAATTCACGCAACTTACAACAACACCCTGAAATCAGGCCGCAGCATTTGCACCGGCCACTTGCACCGCCTCGCTGTGACGCCGTGGGCTGACTATAACGGCAGGCGCTATGGCATCGACACAGGGACGCTCTCAAACCCGCATGGCCCGCAGTTCGATTATGCGGAGAACAACCCGTCGCCGCACACGTCAGGCTTCGCGGTCTTGTCGTTTAAGGATGGGATGCTTCTACCGCCGGAACTGGTCGAGGTCATTAACGACAAGGCCTACTTCCGTGGCCAGTGCGTCTACGACGGGACTATAGACTGACGATCCGGTTCAGATACCAGATGGCCTTTTCAAGGCTTTCGTTCTGGCCCTTGTGGCGCTCGCGCCAAATGTACTTCAAGGCATTGCCCTTGCAGTAACCGCGAAACTCTTCGGGCGTCAGAGCTGCCTCAATGCTGTCAATCGTTTCAATGCCACCTTGCGTGTAATGCTCAGGGCTGTTGACCATATCCTTTTTGGTATAAATGGCCTCGTTGGCAGCCTTAATCGTTTCATGAATGTTCATGCTGTAAAGACCTTAACCTTGCCAATGAACAGAGGGTTGATCGCGATCTTGCCAACGCTATAAAAGTTAGCATTGCCTGCCACCGCGCCATTATCCTTGTAGATTTCATCGACAATAACAAAGTCAGCGTGACTCATAATGTCAGTCAACTCTTCCAAGCTTTTGGCTGGATGCTCACCAATGATCTGGTGGACTGAATTACCGCTACGGGACGGCATATTCATCGTGATCTGAAATCTCATATGAATACCCTCAAAAAGATGGGCGAGACATAGCATCCCGCCCACCCCCTTGTCCATTAGCCGAAATCGTCATCCGACGAAGATGCGGCGGCAGGAGCGGACACCTGCGTTGAGCCAGTCGATGGAGGCGATGCAGGGGCTGTCTGCGCTGGTGCGGGGACGGCATCGCCACCATTTTTCGGGCTGAACACAAGATCAGCAGGACGATCAACCCAGCCCGCGATCTTAAAGACCGGAGCATAGTTGGTCGTTTTCACGGGATTGCCCTTTTCGTCGCGACCCTGCGTGACGATAGGAACAATCTCTAGGTTTCCATTTTTGTCACGAGAGATCTCTACAACGGGAAGCTTGCCCGGATTGGCCTTGGATCCCGCCATATATTCGGTGTGGCAAGTGTCAAAGGCGCTCAACACGGCCTTAGCCGTTGTGGCGATTTCGCGGATGTCACCACCGCAATCCTTGCCAAGCTTCAACATCATACGGATGCCCTGACGGAACTTGCCGCCGGGATTTGCAGGCGTGGGCTGCCCAATCGGTGCGACCTTGAACTCAGGCGCTGCTCCGGCAGGGAAGTGAATGAAGCCAACCTCGATGTTCTGAAAGTCCATGACGGCCTTGAAAGATCCGGTGATGTCCATAGGGTTGTTGACCCCGTCAGAACGGTCGATGCGGAAGAACCGGCCAGCCCGTGCGTCAAATTTAACGATAGGAATAATGTCGCCAGCGGACGACTCATAATTAAAACCAAAAGCCATTTGCATTTTCCTTTATGTGGTGCTGTTTAGCCAGACACCTTGCTTCCCCGCATTGTGCGGAAACTGGTTAGACGCCCCAAATCTCAAACGCCTGCTGGCGCGAAATCGGGTCATTGAAATAAAAGCTGTCCGTATCAGGAACGAGGAACGAGGCCAGTTCCATAGGATCGTCGCTGAGGGACAAAAAGCGCTGAATGACCCTGCCGATCTTGCCAAGAGCCTCAACGTGCTCACGGGCGTTCTCAAGGGCGTAGGTGGCATGCTTCTTGGGCGTGATGTATGTAACCCGTGCAGACAGGTTGTCGCCCCTTGCAGCGCGATACAGAGCCACCTGACGGGCATGCGGCTGGCTGATCTTGCTTGGTAGGGCGTGAGATGTCTTGAGGTCGGTCAGCATCCCGTGCTGCTCCCACTCAAAGTCATAATAGCCGATCATGGGCACAAGCAAGCCTTCATAATCAAGGCTGATAAGCCCCTGCGCCGACGACGGAGTACCGTAACCACGCAACTCCCTCAGGCCCATTTCCACCATGTCTGGAATAGCCTTGCGCTCCTTGTCGACCTTGTCACCGCTGATGAAAGCGGCCAGCGTGTTGAACTTCTCCAGCGCGACATTAGTGCAGTCAGCCAAAGAGGCGTCAAGATTGAAAAGCCCGTGAGAGACGCCATCCTCAACTGCCGTACCGCGATAGGCGGCAGGCCCGACAGCCGACGTTTTCTTGAGGCACTTCTTCATCACAAATGTGGCCGGTGACGACATAAACAGATTGCAAGACGACGGCGACAAGTGCTCAATACCGTGCTTTTCAAATGGGTTGCTCATTATTCCGCCTCAATAACAATACGATATGATTGACCGTTGCGGTCAACGATACGAAGCGATGAAACATCGTCTCGAAGGTCTGATTTTATCGACCTTGGCGCAGAAAGCAAGCCCTCAGGATCCGCAAACGCAAACTGATGCGCGATGCGGTATGCTATGTATTCCTGCATTTTTGAATATGTCTGCATAATTTCTCCATAGGTAAATAATTAATTTGCGAACAGGACAGTATGCCCTGAAAAAAATCCCGTCAAGCGATAAAATGCTGTTGACAGGCAGGGCGGTGCGCCCGTACCTAGCCACTGCCACAGGCAAAAATAATTATTGGAGGTATTTATGAGCGATCCGCAAGTGTCTGAAATCATTAAGAAAGCGCAAAAAGCGTTCAAGCGCGCAGACAAAATCACGCAGCAAAAGCGCGATAGCGAAAACGAAATTAAGGCGCTGTGCCAAGAATATAGCAGCGCAGTGAGGGTTTGGAATTGGCAGCCATATATGCTGCGTCAGGCAGTGGAGGCGCGACTGGGAAAAAAGATTTCTTGACACGTCAGGGCGCTTCGCCCTAGCTAACAGTGCGACACCTATCAAAAATGGAGTGACAATGAAGCAGACAAAGGAAGATTTTGCGTTAGCGCGAGGGGTTTTGGGCATGACTGCACCAGAAATGGCCAAGGCCCTACGTATGGGCAAAGGTTCAGATCGCACAATCCGACGCTATGAAAGCGGTGAGTGCCCTGTGCCGGGACCAACGTCGGTCGCGGTTGAAGCATTGCTGACTGGATTTCGTCCAGAAGGCTTTGATTTAAAGTGACCGTAATCTCAACAGATCGCATCGAAACGATTGATGACCTAATTAATGAAATGGCAGCGGCCATTGGCCCCTATGCCTTTTCAAAGAAAGGGTCTGATCAGGAGCAGAATCTCTGCCGCATGGCAGCGAGAAGGGCTTTAACAGTTTGCGCGCCAATAATAGTGCGTGAGGCTGTGGCCCTAGCTGGCGACAACAAAGAGATTGCTGCTAACATTATGCGTTTAAATGATATTTTTTAACATCAGAATGAAAGGAAGGCCATGACCCAAGGTCCGGTAAGATTGAATGAGGAGCAGCTCTGGGCTGCCAGTAACGAGGTTCAAAATTTCCTTATCAGTATAACACCGCATCCGGCGGACTCTTTTGGCATATCAGCCATGGTTTTTGTCAACTTTCTTTCCGCTGGCATTGCATGCGGGGCTTTTGAGATGAAGGATTTTGATGAGCTCATGTTAAGCGTCCGCGAGAACCTTGATAAAACCGTTGAGGTGATCATGGAAGAAATGGCAGAAAATTCTGCATTTGAAACCATTCAATAGAGGAGTGATAAAATGAAAGATGATTACGTGCACCCGCGCAAAACGCCACTGGGCCTAACCCCCGGCATGGAACTTCGCGACTGGTTTGCAGGACAGGCGGTAATTGGCTTGCTGTCTAACCCTAAGCACGATGATGATGACAATGAGTATATTGCGCTTATGGCATACGGCGTAGCAAATTATCTTATGGAAGAACGGGAGCAAAACTGATGTCTTACGAAATCACAGCGGCGGAACTGCGCCAATACATTGAGCGCGTTGAACGCCTTGAAGAGGAAAAGAGGGAAATCTCCGACCTCATCAAGGCCGTTTACAAAGAAGCCAAGGGTCAGGGTTACGAAACCAAAATCGTCAAGCAGATCGTGCGCCTGCGCCGCATGGAAAAGGCTGAGCGTGACGAAGAAGAGGCTTTGCTCGACACGTACAAGGAGGCTCTGGGCCTGTGATTATACTTGGCATTGATCCGGGACTTAGCGGCGCTCTTGCGTTCTATAACACCCAAACTGGCGACGTGACAGTGGTCGATATGTCCACTGTTGAGGTCATTCGTAATGGCAAAAAGAAGAATGAAGTTAGCCCTCAACTTCTTTCGGATGAGATCGTGAACTGGCCTGTAGACAAGGCCTTTGTCGAACGTGTCGGAGCAATGCCGGGGCAGGGCGTCACAAGCGTGTTTTCGTTTGGTCGCTCAGTGGGGATTGTTGAGGGCATCCTTGCATCCTTCGACATCCCCACAACCATTGTCCCACCTGTGACTTGGCAGAAGGGTGTTAACCTGCGCGGAGGCAAGGATGGATCGCGTGAGCGCGCCATGCAGCTATTCCCACGTCAGGCATCGCTCTTTGCGCGCAAGAAGGATGATGGTCGCTCTGATGCTTCCCTAATCGCGTATTACGGAGCGAAGTCTCTTTAACCACCTATCGATCAGGGGCCGAATGTGGAAAATATACAATTTGATTACGATTTTGCAGGTCCTACTGACTATGCCAAAATGTACCGCCAACTGGGCATTCAGGTCGTACCGGCCAAGATGCCCCGTGAAGATAAGGCGTGGAAGCGCCCTGTTATAAAGTGGCGTGATTACGAAGATCACATTGCTGATGATGATACGTTCAACGGCTGGTTTGGCGTGAATGGCGAATTTCGCTCCCGCCCTAACATGGGCATCATCACTGGCAATGCGTCTGACGGGACCTTTGTCCTCGACATCGACAGCCATAACCACCCAGAGGCTAAGACATGGCTGGACGATCTAATCGACTGCCATAACCATGGCCTGTCAATCAATGCGCCAACACAGCGCACTGGTGGCGGTGGACTGCAATTGCTGTTCAAGGCCCCTGACGGGTGGGTGTCGCCCACTAACAAAACAAGCATGGGCGTAGACATCAGGGGTCAGGGTGGCTTTGCCATGCTGCCGCCCAGCAAGCATGAGAGCGGCCAGTCCTACGAATGGATCAAGGGCCGTGAGCCTTGGAACACCGCAATCCCTGAGGCCCCTATGTGGCTGATTGAGGCGATTGACGAACTGCTGTCCCAATTTACCAAGGTCGAGCGCGGGGAGCGCACTGAGAGCCCTTCACAGGCGACAGATGCCTTTGGCCAGATTGTGGATGGTCGTGAGGATTACATGACGCGCCTGATCTGGGCGCGGGTCGTGCACCTGTACCGCGAGTGCCCCTTCATCAGCGACAATGAGGCTGAAAAGGAAATGCGCGAGGCGTTCACGAAGTATGATCAGAACGTCAAAAGCAGGCTGTTTGAGCCCGGCACCCCAAATCACATTTTGCTTGAGCGGGAGGGTCGCGGCGCGTCCTTGTTTTTCCAAAAGTGGAACATTGCCATGGGACAGTGGGATGGTCGCGTAAAGGAAGCGGCGGCTGTCTCCGCACCAGAAAAAAAGCCAGATGCGTCTGTGCATGAGCAGACCGGTGACGGTGGAGATGGGGCTCACACCCTGACGCAATCCGACATTGATGTTTATGAAAGGCTGAGCATTTGCGACATCAAGGCGTTGCCCGATCCCAAATATCTGATTGAGGGCATCGTCATCGAAAATTCGCTGCTGTTTATGTACGGTCCGCCGGGATGCGGTAAGACGTTCATCAGCCTTAGCATGGCCCTGTCTATTGCTGCGGGGCTGCCTGAATGGTGGGGCCGCAAGATACACAAGCATGGCCCTGTTGTGCTTTTGTCGAGCGAAGGTGTCGCGGATCTCAAGTTCCGCATCATGGCATGGGAAAAAGAGACCGGCATCAGCGTAGATGACATCCCGTTCTACCTGATTCGCCAGACCATCAACTTCATGGCTGAGGCTGACGTTGACAAGCTTTTGCGGACGGTTCTGGACATCACCAATGAGCTAGGTGAGCCTCCGGTCCTGATTAACGTGGACACCGTCAGCCGTGTGCTGCCGGGCGCTGATGAGAACCTACAGAAGGATATGACCCTGTTCATTTCCGCCTGTGATCGCGTCAGGGAGGTCTTTGGGTCCACCGTGGCTGGCATCCACCACACAAGCCGCAATGGCAACCTGCGCGGCTCTACGGTCTTTGACGGGGCTGGTGACGCCCTGCTGTCTATCACCCGCGAGGAGGGCGCTGAGATCGGGGAGATGCTGGCCAAGAAAATCAAGTCGGCACCGGATGGATGGAAGCAGAACTTCCGCCTGAAGAAGGTGGAGATTGGCGACATCAAGGGATCCACCAGCCTGTACGCTGAACCCACAGACATTGAGGTTGGCGATGATGGGAAGATTGGTTGGCCCAGCAAGGCTGTATGCCAGCAGGTCCTGTACGCGATGCAGGAGGCATGGTCATCCAAGCGCCCGTGGTCAAATCACTATCACGCCAAGCGAGATGGGCGTTACGCCTCCACGATCATGGCAAGCCGCTGGGGCATTGAGCCTGAGATGGCTGAGCAGATGCTAGAGACGTGGCTGATCAATGAGGTGATTGAAGTCAGCGTAGCGGATCACAAAACCAAGGCCCGTGGGTTGAAGGTTTTGCGGAACCTGTATGACGAAGGCGCACAGCCGGTAAAAGCGAGTTGGTATGAAGATTAATTGTTGACAGGCTAGGGCAGTGCGCCCTAGTGGAGGGCGTCTTAATTCTATGGAGGTCCTAATGCTTATCACACCACATGAGCGCCGCGTGGCATGGCTAAAGCAACTCTGCGAAGATAGCGGAGTTTGTTATGGCGATGTCATGGGGCGCTCTCGCTTTAAGCGTGTTAGCAATGTCCGCGCGCAGGCTTACCTAAAATTCCGTCAGGATGGCTTGACGCTTCCTACGATTGGCCGGTTCTTCGGTCGTGATCATACCACAGTCATGAAGGTGACTAACAACATGGTGAAAAATGGGAAGAGCTAAGGCAAGCAGAAGGCCCGTCGTGGGCAACCAAAGCAAGTTGGTCATGGATGAGTCCTACACAGATCCAAAGATGACGGCGCTTCACAAGGATATGAAACAGGGTTCGATCTTGCTGCTGGCCGCGATTGTTAGGACTGGAAAGCTTTACCGGACAATGACGGTTCCAGAAATAAAAAGCATGTATGCTTATTTAAGAGGAGATGAAGTATGACTGATGAGGAGCTAGTGGAACGGATGCTGACCGTGTTTGAAGACACCCCAGAGATTGCATCATGGTATGAGCAGGATGGTGATTACTATGATTATGAGATGGGCGAGACGCGCACTCACCTGCTGGGCATATGGGGTACGATGCAAGAGGCAGCGCAACGCATCAAGGAACTGAGCGCGCAGGTTAAGGCGCAGGAGCGCAAAGAGATGGAGGATGAGTGGTGACGTTAAAGCGCAGCAAATACACAAATGCCTTCGCCGCTCAATGCGACACATGCCATGACATCATGGATTTTGAGGACGACCAAGATTTTCCCGCATGTGTCTATGTTTTGAGGGCTAGTGGGTGGCGTTCCAAAAAGGATGATGAGGGCCGCTGGACGCACAAGTGCAGCGATTGCGTAAAGGAGGAAAAGAATGACGCATAAGGACAAGGAACTGATCTTCATTTTGCGCAAGTGCTGGGTGAAGCATCCTGAATTGCAATTGGCGGCGACCCGCATCGAAAAGCTGAACGCAAAGGTCGATGAGTGGCGCTTGAAATATGAGAACCTTTTGGACTCTGCATTCAAGCAATCTGAGGGTGCAGCATGAACGCCGACCCCCTGCTGTTCTTCACCGTGATCGCGCTGATGATCACGACCGTATATCTGATCCTCACGAATGGAGATGCAAATGACTGACGGCATGAGCCAGCACTGCCCCAACTGCGAAGCCCAAGCGGCAGAGATTGAGCGGCTGCGTGAGGCGCTTACAAATATTTGCTGGACGACAATAGCTCCGAAAGCACACAAAATTGCTCAAGCAGCCCTAGCAGGAAAGGCAGAGCAATGACCGACGATCTGACATGTAGTGGGTGTGGGGAATATATCGGAAGCCACATCAGCGACCGCATCGAAGCCCAAGCGGCAGAGATTGAGCGGCTGCGTGAAATTGTCGCCATCATGCACACCGCATTTGCGGCCTATGCGGACAGCCCTGCAAAGCAAGAGGCAATCAACCTAGCAGCACTGGAGCCACGCACATGACTGACCTGCCACTGTTCTTCACCGTGATCGCGCCTGTTGGTGCTGCGGCATTGGTCGGCGGGACAGGCTATTTGTTTGGCTGGACGGTGACAATGGATGGCAGGGACGTTTGCGACGCGCCTTTTTTCTGGACTGCCACCCGCGAGATTGAATGTGACTAAGGAGGAGCGCATTGGGTCACATCTTCGGGCTTGTGATTATGAAGTGCGTCCCGTGCCTCTGCGTGATGGTCGTGCGTTTATTATGAAATATCATTATAGCAGAGGCTGCTCTAACACGGCAGTCTATGTGCATGGCCTTTTCCGTAAAGATAGCGATGCCTTGCTTGGGGTGGCGCAATGGCTTCCCCCAACTAAGGTTGCAGCCGAAAGCGTAAATCGAGAACGGTGGAAGCGGGTCTTATCCCTTACACGGCTTGCTGTTCATCCAGATGTCCCCACTAACGGCGCATCATTTCTAATGGGGCGTTCCATTAAAATTATTAAGGCCGAAGGGAAGTGGGTGTCGTTGGTAACTTATGCGGATGATTTCATGGGTCATAGCGGACAGATCTATAAGGCTACAAATTGGGAATATATCGGCCACATGAAAGGCAGCCCCCGTTGGGAGGACAAGGATGGGCGGCAAGTAGCGCGGAAATCAACCACTTCTCGAACCAATGCGCAGATGGCTGAACTGGGGTATCGCATGGTCGGAACTTTTGGGAAACATAAGTTTGTCATGCACATTTCTAATAAGGATTTTGACCAATGAACAAGGAAGACCGCATCACATTGCTGCGTGGGCATTTGGAAATATGGATATTCCACAATCAGCGGGCGATGGGGCAGAAGCCTGACGATGCCCGCGCCTATACCAAGGCTTGGCTTTTCCGCAATGCAAACGGGGAGGAACCGGAATGACTGACAGCATGAGCCAGTACTGTTCCAACTGCGAAGCCCAAGCGGCAGAGATCGAGCGGCTGCGTGAGGCGTTAGGTGTGTTGGCCCCTATGGTCAACTGGTTGCCGCATCCCGATTGCGTCACAGCAGAAACGGCCATCCGCGCAGCCCTAGCAGGAAAGGCAGAGCAATGAGCATCTACTCAGAATGCGGCCATGAATACCACGGAAACCACTGCGCTAAGTGCGCGAGGGAGGCAGGTGCAGCAGAGGAGCGCGCCAAGATCGTGGCGTGGCTGCGTAGTCCGGACAGGAGACTGTTAGAAGCGCCGTATTGGGCCGACACAATCGAAGCAAAGGAGCATTTGAAATGACCTTAGGCGACATCATCAGGATGGAAGAGATGGTCAAGAAGCTAACCGCAGAGCGGGAGGCAGCTAAGGCCGAAGGTGCAGCAGAGGAGCGCGCCAAGATCGTGGCGTGGCTGCGGGACACCATCTTCAACATGCGCGTACTCGACATCCCCGCAGCCATCGAAGCAAAGGAGCATTTAAAATGATGATTGAGATCGGATACGAAGCAGTGGACGCCATTGCAAAGGCATGGCTCAAGGACACGCTGGAGATGTTGGAGATGAACCTTGCCAGCGAGTACGTCCACCCTGACGATGAGAACACGTACAAGAAGGACATCAAGGCGGTCAAACGACTGCTGGACTATATCGGAGAAAGCGTATGAACGACACATATCACCTTCGCTATCTGCTTACCCAATACCACCTTCGCTATCTGCTGACCAAAGTGCGCCGCATCCTGCCGGAGCATGCTGACTGCATCGAAGAGGCGCGGGACAGGGGTGCCAACGAGGGCTGGCTTGCAGATGCCCGCAAGCAACTAAATGACGCTCAGGAGGCCGTAGATGCCGCTGAAGCATGGCTGCACGATTAATACCAACGAGGAGCAATGACATGAGTAACGGTGAAAAAATGCATAACGCCCTTCACAAGGCCCTTATTAAGGATTTGGAGAAAAACTGGGCATTGGATTGGGATGATCTTCACAAGGCCCTTATTAAGGATTTGGAGAAAAACTGGGCATTGGACTGGGATGATGCGGTCCAATCTGTGTACGACGGCTTTATCGAAGACCTGCAAGAGGACATCCGCATTGATGCCAAAAGCATTGGCTGGGACGATGGAGACGGCGACGTGCCAATTGGGTGCGAGGTGTTTCTAGTCCCCTACATTTCGGATGCGGG